AAGTAGAAGAATACTACTCTTTAGGGCTTCGCGGACTCAAACCACTCTTGACGGCATAAATATCCCATACAGGGGATATTTCCATGGCCGTTATTGAGATAGCAAAAATACAAGTCCGCCGAGGACGTGAAAATCAAACAGGAATTCCACAGCTTGCAGGTGGTGAATTTGCTTGGGCGGAAGATACTGAAAATTTATATATTGGTTTAAAGAGAGAAGACGGTGGAGCTCGTGATACTAATATACGAGTCTTAACAGAAAATGATATACGTCTGTTTACTAGCTTTGTTTCTAACGGAATGCTCAACACCACGACAAACTATGTTTGGAACGTTGATCATGCAGAAACAATTACTTCTTCAACATACGTTAACGGTTTAGCTCCTACAGGCAACGATAGGGTAATAAGAAGTGTTCAGAATAAATTAGATGATTTTGTCAGTGTTGCAGATTTTGGAGTAGTTACTTCTACTGCAACAGAAGCCATTGATTGCAGTATCGCCCTACAAACAGCCATTGATCATTTATTTTTAGACATGGATGTTTACAATACTGCTACTCAATATGATACTGAGCGTTCATTAAGATATAATAAAAAGTTGTTCTTCCCTGCCGGTGTTTATAGAATTGGCCAAACATTAAAAATTCCTAGAGACACTGTTATTATCGGTGAAGGTATAGATAAGACAATTATTGAAGATGTAACTGCCGGTACTGGTATTTTTCAAACAGTTGATTGGAAAGGAAGAAGAAGTGAGCATTCTGAAAATAACTACGACCAAGGTGAGTTTGATGCTGCTAACACAAATAGTACTACGCTATCAATAACTGGTCCAGGGCAACCTAAGAATATTCACATCGAAGGAATGACTCTTCGATATACTACATCCAGTTTAGTTAATCCAAGTCTTGCTCTTATCAGTTTAGACTGTGTAGACAATGCAGTTATCCGTGAAGTAAAATTCCAAGGTACATATACATCCTTGCTTAATCCAGCTGTTGGACCAGGCTATACAGGAATAGATATTAGAGGATATAACGCATGTACATCTGAAAATATTTTAATTGACCATTGTCAATTTGAAGGCCTATATTATGATGTAAGATCAAACTATGATACAAATCATATTGTAATTCAAAATAATAGTTTTAAATATTCAACCTATGGTATTGCATTTAGTACCACTACAGATGTAGTAGCAACAACTGGTCCTACTTACGCTCGAATTGTAAACAATAAATTCCAAAACATTTACAACCAAGGAATTTTTGTCGGAGCGAATAGAAGCGGAGTGCCTACATTCCATGTCAGCGAAAATAATTCATTTATTAGAGTAGGTGATCGAGGCGTGTCAGAAGGCAGTGCTAGTAACGGAACATCTGTTATAAAATTTGCCACTCCAGGCAACGCCAGTGTCAATGATTATTTTGGTAGAGAATACTTCCATAATCAGAATCTTGGTTCAACTTATACATATTATCCGTTGATAGAGGGAAGAGCAACTATCGATCTTAATTCAGTATCTACAGCAACTTTGGCTGCATTTACTTCGACAACTATCATGCGCTTACCTATAACAGGCAACGCACAGTATCTATCTTTAAAATACAATTGCACTTCATACGATGCAACTGTTAACAAGATGGGAACATTACAGGTTTATATTAGGCCCGGATCTACACCATCAGACGTGCAATTGTTTGATGAATATAATGTATCTGTAACCGACGGTGGATTATATTGGGGAATAGCCTTAGACCCTACATATAAATATTACGAACTGATTGGTGTTAATCCCACATTGACATCAGCAGTGCAAGTAGAACTTCAAACAAAATTAATGCTGTAAGGAAATTAATGTTTAACCAACCTGTAGATAGTAGATTAACAGAGTGGGCAAATCATAGAAGAAAGCTAGACGAGGCTAATGACCCTTTACAAGAGGTATGGGATTTTTGGCATCGAGCTCCTTTCACGCCCCATAACAGAAGTGTAGATCCGTATTACCAACAAAGCTGGCCTAGTCCGTGGGAAATCATTGAAGAAAACAAATATGATGATTTTACCAAAGCACTAATGATCGGTTGGACTTTAAAACTGACAAAAAAATATCAAAGTAGTAAGATTGAACTAAGAACATTAGTTGACTCTGCTCGCACAAGGCAGTATAATCTATTATATATTGATGACAATTGGGTTATAAACTACAGTGATAATGGGCCAATTCCTACGCCTGAAGTACCTGACTCATTTAGACTAGAAAATCTAATAGAAGTTAGCGCCCCAAGGTAAATATCAACCTAGAACAACAAAAAGAGGTTACTTAATGATCACAGTGGTCAAGCGTAACGGGGAACGTGTCCCGTTAGATATCGCAAAAATACAGAGACAGGTAGCCTACGGCTGCAGAGGCATTGATGGAGTTAGTCCGTCGATGATTGAGATCAAGGCTCAAATAGAACTTCACGACGGCATGACTACACAGACCATAGACGAGCTACTGCTAAAAGCTATGGTTAACCTAATCGACGAAACTGAAAATCCAGAAATTAACAATGTTAACTATCAATACGTAGCAGGTCGTCAGCGTGTTAGTATGTTACGCAAAGAAGTATATGGTACCTATGATCCTCCACCACTATATGAAATCGTAAAAAAGAATGTAACCGCAGGAATGTATACCAGTGAACTATTAGATTGGTACACTGAAGATGAGTGGAAGATCATTGACCTATTCCTAGACCACGACAAGGACGAAGGTTATACATTTGCTGCCATTGCCCAGCTAGCAGAAAAGTATCTTGTACAAAATCGTGCTACAGGCCAGATCTATGAAACACCACAGGTGCGTTATGCTATTGCTGCCGCAACTGCTTTCCACAACGAACCCAAAGAAACTAGATTAAAATTAGTTAAGGAATATTATGAATGTGCGTCCGATGGTCATTTTACTCTCGCTACTCCTGTGCTCGCTGGCCTCGGTACTACAACTAAACAGTTCAGTAGTTGTGTGCTTATTAGCAGTGACGATACCCTTGATTCGATATTCGCCGCAGGCGAAATGATGGCCAAATATGCCTCAAAACGAGCCGGAATTGGTCTCGAAATAGGTAGAATTCGCCCCTTAGGCGCCCCAATTCGCAATGGTGAAATCAAACACACGGGTCTAGTACCATTCTTGAAGAAATGGTTTGCCGATTTAAGATCATGCAGTCAAGGCGGCATACGCAACGCCAGCTGTACAGTCACGTTCCCTGTCTGGCATGCACAGTTCGAAGACCTTATTGTATTAAAGAACAATCAAGGAACAGACGAAACTCGTGTACGTCAGATGGACTATAGCGTAGTAGTTAACGCCATGTTCTGGAATCGTTACAAACGTGGCGAAACAATGAGTTTGTTTGACCCAGCAGAAGTTCCAGACTTGTACGAGGCCTACTACCGCAATAGTGCAGAATTTGAAAAGTTGTATCTACAATATGAGCAAGATAAGACAAAGAAAAAGAAAGTTGTATCAGCGGATGAGATATTCAAAAATGGAATTCTTAAAGAACGCACTGATACTGGGCGCATTTATCTTGTCAACATCGACAACGTCATCAATCAAGGGCCATTTGATACAACCTTGGATCCGATATATCAATCGAACCTATGCCAAGAGATACTTTTACCCACCCGTCCTTTCCAGAGAATTGAAGATCCAGAGGGGCGAATTGCTCTTTGTACTCTTGGGTCAATCAACTGGGGTGCGTTCCGCAATCCACAAGAAATGAGAAAGGCTTGCCGTGTTCTAGTTCGTTCACTAAGTAACCTACTAAACTATCAAGACTTCTTAAGCGTACAAAGTAAACTGGCTAATCAAGATTTTGAACCGCTAGGTGTTGGCATTACTAATCTAGCTTACTGGCATGCTCGTAAAAGTTTCAAATATGGAACCGACGAAGCTTTGGCAGAAGTTAAACGTTGGATGGAACATCAAGCATACTACCTCACTGAAGCAAGTGTAGAACTGGCCCAAGAACGCGGCCCATGTACACGTAGTGAATACACATACTATGGTAAGGGAGTATTCCCCTGGGAGAGACGTAAAGCAGGCGTTAATGAATTAACAGACTTTACACCTAGCATGGATTGGGAACCACTACGTGCTCGCATGATCAAGTACGGTATTCGCAATGCAACATTGATGGCAGTAGCCCCTGTTGAATCTAGCTCAGTAGTATTAAATAGTACTAACGGAATTGAAATGCCTATGGAAATGATTTCTGTTAAAGAATCAAAGGCAGGATCGTTTGTGCAGGTAGTACCGGAATACAAGCGTCTAAAGAACCGTTATCAATTAATGTGGGACCAGAAAGATTGTGTTGACTATTTGAAAACAGCGGCAGTATTGGCTGTTTACATTGACCAAAGTTTGTCAACTAATACATTCTATAATCCTGCAAATTATCAAGGTGGAAAAGTTCCAGCAACTGTAATTGCCAAAAATTTAATGTTGGCTTACAGATGGGGCTTAAAGACTATATACTATAGTTTAATTAATAAAGTTGGCGCCAAGGCCGACATGACAAATACAAGTAGTGCAATTACACTTTCTCCAGTAACAGTCTATGAAGAATTAGACGATGACTGCGAAGCGTGTAAATTATAAAGGAAATAAAATGAAGTTATATATACAATATATTGATGGTAAAATTGAAGGACATCCAATTCTAGAAGACAATCTAAGACAGGTCAATCCTCAATTCGATCCTGCCAATCTTCCAAACACATTGAAAGTGTTTGAGAGAGTACAAGCGCCTATTTCTGGTCCATATGTGAGAATTGAATCTATCTATCAATTGCAGTCGGACGATGTTGTGCGTGATGTGCATACTGAAATTGGGTATACCGAAGAAGAACGTGCAGCTCGAATTGCACAGGCTATGGGATTCTCTCATCCTAATGGATGGGTATTTAATGAAACAATATGCGGATGGGAACCACCATCACCTCCACCTGATGACGGGAAGAAGTACATATGGTCCAATGATTCAGCATCATGGCAGGAATTGGTTATTTAATATGTCAAAAGCACAATACAATCTAAGTAAACAGACAAACTATTTGAAGCGCACTATGTTCTTGGATCCTGCTGGACCAGTAACAGTTCAGCGTTTTGAAGAAGTCAAGTATCCTAAAATTGCCAAGTATGAAGAACTTGCTCGTGGCTTCTTCTGGGTGCCAGAAGAAATCAGTCTTACCAAAGACAAGATGGATCACAAAGATGCCAGTGATGCTGTCAAGCATATTTTTACCAGCAACCTACTACGTCAAACAGCCTTAGATAGTATCCAAGGTCGTGCGCCTAATCAAGTATTCAGCCCTGTAATCAGTGTTCCTGAATTAGAAGCACTGGTCAGTAACTGGAGCTTCTTTGAAACAAATATTCACAGCAAGTCTTATTCACATATTATTAGGAACGTATATGGAGTACCTAAAGAAGAATTTAACAAGATTCACGACACAGCTGAAATTGTTGGCATGGCTGCTAACATTGGTCGTTACTATGAGGATCTTCATCAGCTTAACTGCCGTAAAGAGTTGGGTGAAGACATTGGACTCCACGCTCACAAGCGAGCCATATGGTTGGCCTTACATGCTTCATACGCACTCGAAGCCCTACGTTTCATGGTATCCTTCGCCACATCACTGGCCATGGTAGAGAACAAGATCTATATCGGTAATGGTAACATCATCAGCTTGATCCTACAAGATGAAATTCTACATGCTGACTGGACTGCCTGGTTGATCAACAATGCAGGAAAAGACGATCCAGATTTTATTAAGTTAGAAGAAGAATGCCAAGAAGAAGTCTATACCATGTACATGGAAGTTATTCAAGAAGAAAAAGCCTGGGCCGATTACTTGTTCAAGAAAGGTGTGGTCATTGGATTAAACGCCAGCATCTTAAAAGACTTTGTTGACTATACAGCATTTACAAGACTAAAAGAAATTGGCATTAAGTATCTTGAAGACCATCCTAAGATGAGTCCTATTCCATGGTTTAACAAACATGTTAACATCAACAAGAAACAAAGTGCTCTCCAGGAAACTGAATCAACTAATTATGTTATTGGTGTTATGAGTGACTCAGTTAGCTACGAAGAATTACCAGATCTATAAGGAAGTAAAAATGACTCAAGCAATTGTGTGGTCGAAGTACCACTGCCCATTTTGCGATCAGGCAAAGGCATTATTAAAACAAAGAGGCATCCCATTTGAAGAAAAGAAAATCGGTGATGGATACTCTAAAGAAGAATTATTAGAAGCTGTACCTACAGCAAGAACAGTGCCGCAGATCTTTATCGATGATAAACTTATCGGTGGCTTCACTGAACTAAAGGCGCACCTAAATGGCTGATGAAGAGCCCATTGTAGATGAAAACACCATTGATCTATCCAGTGGTGTAGAATATGACAGTATCACTATAGATACTAGTAGTATGAACTCCTACAATTACTCTTATAGTAATATACCACCTAGTATAACCATTAGTGGTAGTAGCAGTAGTAACTATGGTGCAATTGGCAGCTCTGGTAGCTTTCTAACCAGCAGTGGATCAAATGGTACTAGCTGGAGTAATATAAACTGGGCTGGATCTACTCAAAGCTCATTGAGTGTTAGGGGTGATGCAGACTTCGAAGGCGATGTTAAGATCAAAGGTGTTAGCATTGCTAAGACATTAGAATCAATCAATGATCGTCTTGCCATACTTCAACCTGACCCTGCAAAACTAGAGCACTTCGCGGCTCTTAAAAAAGCCTACGAGCATTATAAAACGCTCGAAGCTTTATGCGAAATACCTAAAAAAGAAAACGAGGAATAAAATGTTAATTCAAAAACCCGCAGCCACTGGTGACACAGTGAGCATTAAATTAATTTCCGGCGAAGAAATCATCGGACGCTTAGATGAAGATACTGCTGAGTATGTTAAACTAAACAGACCTAAAAGTGTAAGCATTGGCGCACAAGGACTGGGCATGATGCCGTTTATGTTCTTAGGTGGCAGTGACAATGTTACTATCAAACATAGTCATATCATTGTTATGGTACCTGCTGAAAAGAGCGCCGCAGATCAATATGTACAGGGAACAACTGGCATTGCCTTATCGTAAATATATGATAGGAGATTAATATGCCATACATTCCAGGTTCAGGCCGACTCAGTGACGTTTATCACAGCGGCAACGTCTACGCTAATAATGTACCGATAGCTCTTTGGCTATCGCCGGGCGGTAGTGGAACCTTTGGTGGCATCAGCGTATCTGTAGCAGTGGAGTTAGATCCACTAGTAGCAGAAGAAGTAGCAAGCCAGGTTAATACCTATGTCTCTGCTCAGAACGGTCAGCCTAATCAGTATTATAATGCAGGTGCGGCCGCAGATGGTGTTAAAGGCAACTATGCCGGTACACCGGATGATGCTACAACTGCTACTGCGGCTACATCGACAATTTCAACTGACACTACATTCTCTAGTATTATTCCATTCTTAGACAAATGTCTCGATGAGGCAGCACAAGGTAAATGGAGAGAAACTGGGCAAGGCGGTAAACCTAGCAATCCAACAATTACAGGTATATGGCAAAATCTAGGATATCCTAGTAGTGGTCCTTGGACTACAGACCAAACAGCTTGGTGCATGGGCTTTGTTAATTTTGGATTAAAGAGTGCAGGTTATCGATATTTCCAAACTGCTAGTGCAGCCGCTATCACAACCAATCCAGAAAAGTGGAATGCTACGCAAGTTCCCAAAGACCAAGCACAGCCGGGTGACATCGCATTTTGGAGTTATAGACATGTTAACTTTGTTTATACTGCCCAAAATGGCAAATACACATTTGTAGGAGGTAACCAAACTCCTAGCGGCGGAAAAAACAACCCGGATGATGGTGATTTAACCAAATCTTATCCAAATGGTACAGGTGCGAATAACGCAAATTGGGTAAGTTGTTGGCGCCCAAGTAAAACATAATGGTTGACAAACTGGTAAAAATCCAGTATAATAGTAACAAGAGGAAGCAGTAATGCAACAAGGTAAAGTAAAATGGTTTAATAATTCCAAAGGTTTTGGATTTATTGTACCAGATGAAGGAGGTGAAGATGTGTTTGCACATTTTAGCCAAATTCAAATGGAGGGCTATAGAACTTTAAAAACGGACGAACGTGTCCAATTTGAAGTTACAGATGGTCCAAATGGTAAACAGGCTCAGAATATTCAACGGAGTTAATTATGTATCAATATCGTGTTTGGATTAGACTTAATCAGTATCAAACTGCCGACGTCGTAGTTAATGCAAACAATGATTGGGAGTGTAAAATGCTTGCCGAAAGCATGTACGGTTCCGGTATGGTGTTAAACTACAGTAGAATTAATTAAATATATATGCTTTCGCAGGGGCGAACTTGCATAGCAAGGGGACACAAGGCTCGGCAGAGGCTCCACACGCCCTGGGAAGTCTGCCAATTTTGTCAACGTATTATAAGGCTAAGGCGTTATATATACATCATGGAGAAAGTTATGAAAAAATTATTGACCGCAGTTGTTTTGGCTACCGCCCTTGTTGGCACAGCATCAGCTCAGCATAGACATTTTGGCCACCACGGACATCACGGTCCACGAGTAATTCATCATCATGGTGGTAATTGGGGACAGGTATTTGTTCCGTTGATTATTGGTGGAGTTGTAGGTGCGGCCATTGCAAATAACAATAAGCCTGCAGAGGCTCCTACCGTTGTTGTTCAACCGCCAATTGCTCAAGGTTCCCCAATTATACAATGCCCCCAGGGAACATATCCATTTGAAAACTTTGGATGGGTTAAAAATCAATATGGACAATTCGTCCAGGCTACCTATATTGAATGTAAATAATGGCCTATTCAGATAAAGTTGTTGACCACTATGAAAATCCCAGGAATGTCGGATCTTTTGACAAGAGTGATCCTAATGTTGGTACTGGTATGGTTGGCGCACCTGCTTGCGGCGATGTAATGAAGTTACAGATAAAGGTTGACAATGATACAGGTATTATTACAGATGCAAAATTTAAAACGTATGGCTGTGGATCGGCTATCGCGAGCTCGAGTCTCATTACCGAATGGGTCAAAGGAAAAACACTCGACGAAGCAGGATCAATCAAAAACTCCGAAATTGCCGAAGAACTGGCCCTTCCCCCGGTAAAGATACATTGTAGTATTCTAGCAGAAGATGCTATTAAAGCGGCCGTAAATGATTACCGTAACCGACACAGCCAATAAGAAAATCACTCAGCTCCTGTCCAAACGTGGCAAGGGTATTGGTATACGGCTAGGTGTAAAAACTACAGGTTGTAGCGGCCTTGCTTATACGTTAGAATATGTTGATAGTTACATTGCTGAAGAGGGGGTAACTAATTTTGCTCAACCAGATTTTGTAGTACTAGTTGATGCAAAGTCATTGGTATACCTACAAGGACTCATAGTTGATTGGGCTCGTAATGGACTCAATGAAGGGTTTGAATTTCGTAATCCCAATGAACGTGATAAATGTGGTTGTGGCGAAAGTTTTAGAGTGTAAATAAAAGTTAAGACTGTATGAAGTAGACAGAAAAGGATTCTGGACGCGGGTTCGACTCCCGCCAGGTCCACCAAAAGTAGTTTTGAACACAGTTAGATTTGTCCCTTCCGAGGATGCTAGAGGCTAATTCGAATATGCCCTTTTTAAATATCTAGATTGACAAACATAAACTACTTCTGATGGGCCTGCCATGGTTTCGACAGGGTCACAAGTATTGAAATGGACAGTCCGGCAATGTAGAAGCCGTTAGGGTTGGGGGAACTCGGCCGAAGAAGCAAAAAACGTAAATGCAAACGACGAACAGTTCGCTTTAGCCGCCTAAACTCGGCTTAGGGTAGGAAATACCTCGTAACAGAAACCACCAAAAAGGCTACTTAGGTAGCCTTTTTTCTTGACCTTTGTAGCTGAAGAGTAAATAATAGTTCATGATCATTTAAGATCATGTTTTAAAGGAAATTAAAAATGAAGAAAATTGTATTAGCAACTGTATTAGCGGTCTCCGCGATTGCAGCCTCTGCTCAAGTTACTGTCAGTGGTAGAATTGCCACGTTTGTTGACAGCACAAAAACAGGTAGTACCGAAGTTACTTCTTTAGTGAATGACTCAAGCCGCATTGTTTTCAGAGCTGAAGAGAAGCTCAACGGTGGTTTATCTACTAGAGTGGTCGTTGACACTACTGTTGCGTTGGATGATCCAAAAGCAGGCGCATCTACACAACTTGGCGATCGTCAAGCTACTGTAGGTCTTGGTTCTAAGTTTGCCAGCATTGACCTAGGCCGCAAAGAGCACAGTGCGTTCCTTACTATAAAAGCCGCTGATTCATTCGGTGGTGCAACATACGCATCTGTTTCACCAGATGTTATCAATGATCGTTCTAGACGCATGGGTGACAGCGTATTCTTTGGAACAAAAGTAGGTCCAGTGATCGCTAACTATGATCGTAGTATGTACACCAACCCAACAACTGCTGAAGCAATTTCTTGGAGCCTCGGTGGTAAGGCAGGTCCAGTTACAGCAGCCATTGCTCGTTTCGAGTCAGGCACTGATTATACTAATCTAGTAACCCTTAGTGGTCAAGTAGCAGGTGTTACATTGTCTACAATTCAAAGTGAAGACAAGACTGGCGTAGTTGAGACCAAAGGTCGTTTATACGGTGCTACTGTTCCTGTACACGGAACCCCAGTTACCCTTAGAGGTAGCTACGGTACTAAGACTGGTTTGTCTATTAGTGAAGTTAAAGCCTATAACCTAGGTGTTAACTACGCTTTCAGCAAGCGTACCAGTGCATTGGTTGCCTATCGTAATGTTGATGCCGGTGGTACAGCCAACGATGTTAGACAATATGGTGTTGGTTTAGTCCACAGTTTCTAATTTTAATTAGATAGAATTAACCCGCTTCGGCGGGTTTTCTTTTGGCATTGTAATCATATTGTAATCGAATATTCCTTAAATAATAGTATGAAGACATACCGCTCAATCTTTGTCAGTGATGTGCATCTCGGAACCAAAGACAGTCAAGCGGATAAATTAAACAACTTTCTTAAACATAACTCCTGCGATACACTTTATCTTGTAGGCGATATCATTGATGCCTGGAAGATACAACAAAACAAATGGCGATGGAAGCAGAGTCATACCAATGTAGTCCGTCGTGTACTAGGACATGCCAAGCGTGGGACCCGGGTTATATTCATAGCAGGTAATCACGATGAATTTCTAAGACCAATGATACCCTATGGTTTTAGTTTTGGTCATGTTGAGATACATAATCAAATAGAACATATAGGTGCAGATGGTAAGCACTATCTAGTTACACACGGCGACTTGTTTGATGGTATCACACGCCTAGCACCTTGGTTGGGATTTTTAGGTGACAAGGCCTACGACTTTATTCTATATCTAAACGGCAAGTTTAACTGGCTACGTCATAAGATGGGATTTGGATATTGGTCACTGAGCAAATATCTTAAACATCGTGTAAAGAAGGCTGTGGATTTTATGTTCAAGTTTGAGAACAATCTAGCAGGCTATTGCAAGAAGCGCGGCTTTGATGGAGTTATATGTGGACACATACATCACGCAGAGATTAAAGAAATAGATGGTGTAATGTATATGAATGACGGCGACTGGGTCGAAAGCTGTACAGCTCTCGTAGAACATTGGGATGGTCGTTGGGAAATAGTTACCTGGACCAAGGAGAAGGACGATGTGGATAATGTTATTGTTAGCGATTCATTCAAGCAATCCAAACGACATTCCAGGAAGAATAACACTGATATTCCCGGATCAGAAATCGTGCGAATCAGTCCTGAAGACAATGTCGTATCAACTAAAGTTTAATCAATTTAAAGTTGAGGGAGAATGTATAAAGAAATGAAATTCAGTGACAAAATTACTATTGTAGTTCCTTGTAAAAATGAGGAAAACTATATCCCATATCTGTTAACGCACTTACGCAATCAAATGATAGGTAGTACTAGAATCATCATTGCAGACTGTTCAACAGATAACACTCGAGAAGTAATACAGGCTGTAAAAGGCAATCTCAATGTGGAAATCATAGAAGGTGGACCTGTGTCTACAGCTAAGAATAACGGTGCTAGATTAGTTACTACTCCTTATATATTATTCATTGATGCAGATGTTCGATTCTTTAAAGACACTGTTATTCGTGATGCTGTCTTTGAAATGGAATCAAAAGACTTAGATCTCATTGGGTTGAATATTAAATGTTATGACAACGATGTTAGAGCAAAGATCGGCTTTACTCTGTTTAATATTATAAATCATATTTTAAAATTCTTTAGCCCTTTTGCAGTTGGTGCATTTATGTTAACACGCAAGGATCGATTCGATGAATTCGGAGGGTTTCCTGAAAAAGCATCAACATCGGAGGACTACTTCCTATCGAGAATGTATAGTCCAAAAAAGTTTAAACTTGTTAATCACCATTTCGGGCAGGACAGTCGTAGATTCAAAAAGATGGGATACTTTGGTATGGCCGCTTACTTGATTAAAAACTTTGTCAATCGCAATAACAAAGCATATTGGGATAGATTAGACGGTTCTAAATATTGGAATTAAAATCTTAAAATTGTAATCATATTGTAATCATTTTGTGTTTAAATATTAATATCACAAACACAAGGAGACTTACAAGTGAAAAAACTATTTGCTATTCTATTAGCCTCAGTAGCTATATCAGCACAGGCCACAGACATGGTGGGTGCTGGAGCAACGTTCCCATTCCCTATCTATTATAAGTGGGCCGAAGGATACAAGAAAGAAACTGGAAAAAGTTTAAACTATCAAAGTATCGGTAGTTCGGGCGGCATTAGACAAATCAATGCTCGCACAGTAGACTTTGGAGCAACCGATGCTCCAGTCAAAGGTGAAGATTTAGACAAGAACGGACAAATTCAATTCCCTGCTATTATCGGCGGAACAGTTCCTGTTGTCAACTTAGATGGCATCAAGCCCGGAGAACTACGCATCACTGGTCCAGTATTAGCAGAAGTATTCTTGGGCAACATTAATCGTTGGAATGATCCTAAACTAGTAGCATTGAATCCAGGTAAGAACTTACCTAACTTAGAAATTACTATTATTCATCGTGCAGATGGTAGTGGCACAACATTCAATTGGACAGACTATCTAAGCACAGTAAGTCCTGAGTGGCTAGCTAAAGTAGGTCGTGGTGCCGCAGTCAAGTGGCCAGCGTCTGCTTCAGTAGGTGGTAAAGGTAATGAAGGTGTTGCAGCCAATGTGACTAGAATTAAAGGTAGTATCGGTTATGTAGAGTATGCCTATGTCAAACAAAACAAAATGACATTTATGCAACTACAAAACAAATCAGGCAAGTATGTTAGTCCAGATGACTTAACCTTTGCCGCAGCCGCAGATGGTGCTGATTGGTTCAGTGTCCCCGGTATGGGACTCAGCATTGTGGATCAAAAGAATCCTAATGCTTGGCCAGTAAGTTCGGCAAGTTTCATCATCATGTACAAAGAGCCAAGAAACAAAGCTACCAGCGATGAAGTTATTAAGTTCTTTGACTGGGCATTTAAGAATGGTAAGAAAGACGCCGTAGATTTGGACTACGTACCATTACCTGATGCACTAACAAAACAGATCCGTGAGCGTGTTTGGACGCAGGTCAAATAAAATAATCGCCGGCTGGTGGCGTATAATAGGATAAGTAGCCAGCAGTAAGCCCACTTCGGTGGGTTTTCTTTTGGTAAAATTTCCGGTTGCGGTAATACCATTATGGCTGTATAATATATAATATCTTAACAAGGAATTTATATGTCCGCTGAATACACACTTACTCAACTTAAACTTTGGTGCATTGCACAATCCAAAGATGAACAAATTTGGACTAACAAAGGCACAACTTATTTTTGGAATCGTGGCAAGGATACCAGCACTGGCTTGATCAATGGCGTAGTCCGAAAACTTGCAGGTGTTGATGCCGCTGGTGCAAAGATTTGGGTCGTTGCTGGCAGTATTAAGATCAATCCAAATGGCGAGATCCTGCGCTTCACTGGTATCCCTAAAAAGATTCAAAAAACTTTTGAACCAAAAGTACACGAAACTAACACTGACAATCCAGTTGACTTCCCTGCACTCGAAGTGGTATAATGGGAGATAAAATCTTCTTTGGTACAATCCTAGCCCTGTTTGTTGCTATGACAGGGCATCCTTGGATTGCTGTTTTTATTTTTTGGTTGAGTATTATATGACTATGCATCTTGAAGGACCTTGGCTGTCTACCACTGGCAAGCGCAAAGGCAAAGTTAAATTCCGTAATGCTGAAGAAGCCAAGAAGGCTCGTGAACTTGATGAGTCATGGAAGGCTCTACAAAAGAAATGGGCAGTTGAAGAACAAGAAAAGAAACGGCAACGTGCATTGTCTGCTGAGCCATTGGTCTACTCTCTATCAGGTCGAGAGACTGCTCGCATCGCTAGCCGCGACACAGGGCACTCTGGTGCAGTACGTACTAAAGATATCCCTCAATATACTGGTACCAAGATTAAAGGTATTGGTACTATGCATAAGAGCAACGCCGTGCCTATTTTCTCCGATGAGGAAGCCGTGGCTATCGCTACTATGCGCCGATAAATAAATCTTATGAAACCAACTTTAAATGAAAAATTTCTCGCCTACCTAGCATTATTCAGTGGCCTGTTCCTATCACTGGTTGCAGAGTACTACAGTATTCTCGGACTAACTTCTATCTTCTCTGCCGCAGTTATCCCTGTGGTTATCATGGGTATAGCATTAGGCCTAGGTAAAATTACAGCCACACTATGGCTAAAACAAAATTGGAAGATTGCTCCGTGGTCAATGCGGATCTATCTATTCACTGCTATTATGGTTCTCATGATAGTTACCAGCATGGGTATCTTTGGATTCTTGAGTAAGGCGCACAGTGACCAAAGTTTGGTGTCAGGTGATGTACAGGCAAAGATTGCCGTGTATGATGAGAAGATTAAAATTGCCAAGGAAAATATAGATGTCAACCGCAAGGCTCTTAAACAAATGGATGAGGCAGTGGACCAGGTTATGGGTCGAAGCACAGATGAAAAAGGTGCCGATAAAGCCGTGGCTGTCCGTAGGAGTCAACAAAAGGAACGTGGGCGTCTCCTTGCTGAAATCGAAACCTACCAGAAAACAGTTACTAGCCTTAGCGAAGAGCGGGCTCCGATTGCCGCAGAGGTCCGTAAAGTAGAAGCTGAAGTTGGCCCTATCAAATATATAGCACAGTTCGTCTACGGTGAAACAAACGAAGGTCTATTAGAGAAAGCAGTAACTTGGGTAATCATTATCCTTATTGTAGTGTTTGATCCATTAGCTGTTATCCTGTTACTATCTAGTCAAATCAGTTTCCAAAACTTCCGCGAACGTGAAGATCCTAGTGAGCGTGAACTACAAGAGTTTGCAGATGCATTTAATGAAGTATTTGAAGACGAACTCCGTGATGGTTATGTAGCACACGTTGGTGAAAAACCTACAGCAGAAGAAATAACTGAAGATGTTAAGCCTTTGAAAGATCCTGTATCTACAGGATGGATGTATCAGACTGATGTTACTACAACATACCCAAATACCGAAGAAGAGGTTGAAGAACTTATTGATGCATCAATCGCTGATAAGCATCCCTACCTAAACAAACCGTTTAAGCATTTTGAAAATCTTAAGCCAATGGTCTACAAAGCGGAGGGTGACAGCCCAGAAAAGGAATCTGATGTAGTCAGCACAGCCACTGTCACAGATACACCATTATTTGTACAAAACGAAGAACAAAAAGAAAGTGATCTCTGGACTAAAACTGCTATCAGCAAAGAAGAATATTTTGAGACCAGTGCGGCAGTTAATCCAGATCCTTATAACGATGCTCCTCATCCAGATGTTGCGGAGTACATCGAGCTTGTAAAATCTAACCGTATGGCCTTGCGTGATGTTCCACAAGAGTATATAATGGCAGTTAAAGCAAGAATATAATGGATAATAGAATAACATTAATAACACCGCCTGATTTTTTTGAAAATGAATCGTACAGCATTATGTTTGTACACTTAGCCGATGAAGATCAAACAAGAGTAAGTAAATGGTTAGCTGACGCTAATCTCACTGAGCATATTAACATTTATTTTTATGATCACGATATAAACCTTGAATGGTTTTTCTATGCACTGTCTAGATGTGAGTACACGTATATCGACCTTGATGGTGTCAACACCGCTACCTCTACCTTAAGTGGCTACATACTAGGAAAGAAGAACGTCTATTACAAAACTGATAATGAAAACACATCCGCAGTTTGTCACTTCATTAATCAGAATAGGATAACTAAAGTAGAAGCATTTTTAGAAAGAGCATTTAATGACAAAATCGGAAACAGACCACAAGTGTGATTTTTGCAACAAAAGCAAAGAGGATGTGGAAAAGTTAATTGTCGGCGATCACGCTGCCATTTGTAATGATTGTGTAGAGCTTTGTATTGATATACTCAAAGATGAAAAAGTAAAAACTTTTCCTAATACACTTAAACTACTAAACCCCGTTAAAATAAAAGAGTACCTAGACGATTATGTTATAGGTCAAGATGATGCTAAGATTGCACTAAGTGTGGCAGTTAGCCAGCATTTTAAACGCATTAATAATCCCAGTAAAGACATTGAGCTAGAAAAAACCAATGTATTATTGTTAGGTCCTACTGGCTGTGGCAAAACAATGATGGCACGTAAGATTGCCGAATACCTAGATCTACCCTTTGCTATATGTGATGCTACTGGTATTACAGAGGCAGGCTACGTCGGTGATGATGTAGAAAGTATTCTTACTCGTTTGATCAATGAAGCAGACGGAGATATGGAAAAAGCAGCTCGAGGTATTGTCTACATTGATGAAATCGACAAGATCAGCCGTAAGGGCGAAAGTGCTAGTATCACCCGAGATGTCAGCGGAGAAGGTGTGCAACAAGCCCTGCTAAAGATGATCGAAGGCAGCATTATGAGAGTGCCGTCTACTAGTAAACGCAAACACCCGGGCAGTGATATGCAGGAGATTGATACTCGTAGTATCTTGTTTATCTGCGGCGGCGCCTTTGTAGGCATTGACAAACTTATCAAACAACGTACAGGTGCTAGAAGTGTAGGCTTCCATGCTAATGTAGACAACGTAGAAGATAATCCAGCTTTGCTACAAGAAGTGACAACCAAGGATCTTATCAAGTTTGGACTTATTCCTGAATTCGTGGGTCGCTTTGGATTGATTACTAACGTAGATGAACTCAGTGAAGATCAACTTGTAAAAATTCTCGTAGATACTAAAAACAGCACGATCAAGCAGTATCAATATATGTTTGAGTTAGATGGCATTAATCTAAGTTTTGATCAAGATGCCTTACATGAAATTGCAAAACGAGCCAAAGATCTCAAAACCAATGCTCGCGGACTTAAAAACATTATCGAAAAGATCTTAATGCCCTATCAGTTTGATGCTGTAGATCTCGTCGAACGCGGTTTGAAGTCAATTCGCATAAGTAAAGATACCGTTGATGGCAAACCAGCCATTATGATTTTTGATAAAAAGAAAAATGAGCAAAAACAACAAAGCACTAATGGGTAATAAGGTTATCGTAGGCGACCTGCCGTTGAACGTAGCACTGAGAAAATTTAAACAAAAAGTAGATGATTCTGGAATTTTGGAAACACTGAGAGCCAAAATGTTCTACGAAAAGCCAACTACTGTCCGAAAGCGTAGAGCAGGAGCAGCCAAAAGTCGTTGGCAAAAGAAACTCAGAGACCAAAGCCTACCTAAAAAAATGTATTGACAAATACCATAAGATGTGTTATACTTGATGTATGACAAAACATCTTATGATCGATATGGAGACTATGGCAGTCTCCCCAAACGCTGTAGTCCTCAGTCTAGGCGCAGTCCACTTTAATCCCTATGCGCAGGGCTATGGTGAGAAAATTTATTTTAAAATTGATCTCGACGACCAAGATAAGTTAGGCCGTGAAATTGACCCCGCCACACTTGAGTGGTGGGGGCGTCAAGACCCTGCTATTATGGAAGAAGCATTCAGTGAAGAAGGTCGTATTCCACTTGCGGATGCCATGGACCAGTTCCACAAATTCGCTTGGGGTTGCTCGGCATTTTGGAGTCACGGTGCTACCTTTGACTTGGTTATCATTGAAAATATCTATCGCCAACTTGGCAAACCTTTGCCGTGGAATTATTGGCAGTTACGCGACACCCGTACATTGTTTGATTTGGGCTACGATCCAGACATGCCGCAGGGTAGTAAACACGATGCTCTGCAGGATGCCATTCGGCAAGCCGTAGGTGTCCAAAACATCTACGCTAAAATGAAAATCCGTCCTAGATAATTTGGTAAAACCTACACTTGACAATATTAGGTTTTTCCTGTATAATTAATACATATTAGAAAGGAACCAAAATGGACGAACTTAAGATCCGTTTCGATGAAGAAGAGAACAAGTACTATGTGTACTTCAACGGTCCTTTTGGATCCTGCGCTTATCAAAGTGATCCGTTTGATACACTCTTCGAAGCAGAAGCGTTTAAGCAAGATCAAGAAGATTCCGCAGATTTTGGAGATGAAGAATGACTTATGTAAAGTCCCCTGAAGAACTTGGCCTTAAAACAGATACTACCGGTATCTACATCATGACCGAAGAAACTTGGATTGACGCAATGGCATCAACTGGGTTCCTCCAATTTGGTCTAGGTGATGCTCCCGAAGGAACAATCGCCGATCGCCAGTTAAGTCTATCTAGTTCTAAAAACGTTTCTTGGCAAAAGTATTTGCTAGATACTATCCCCGAGCCGGGTTATCGAGATCATGCTCTGCATAAAATTGTAAGGCAATCTGTTGCCGCACAATTGCCTCGGCCTGACTCTAATAGGTATTCGGAACTGTTTAAAATTGCAGTCGAAAAAATGCTTATTGAACAGTTTATTAAGACTAAAGATTTTGAACCTATTAGACTTTGGCTCAATGAGAAAATTCGCAAGTGTGCGGCAAAGCTCAATCCTAATCATGAGAAGCAGGCTGTTAATCTGCGTGATGTTCAGATTCTTGTAATCAAGAAAGTTCTGTCAGCCCTTCGCCAGAATGGCATTGTAACAAACTTTGTCTGCGAACTAGCGGCTCGTATTGGCAAGACTATCTTGTTCCTATCTCTTGCAAAAACCATGCGAGAAGAATTTGGCCATGAGTCTATGTTTATTATGGCCTATGGTGTTGGCCTAAGTGTTAAGACTTCCTATAAGGATGAGATTGGCAAGTACATTGATTTTGCAAGTATGCAGTTTATTGATGCCGCAGATGCTGACTCAGAAGAGCAATACAAAAAGGCCCTGTCAGACGGCAAAATGCCCGTTGTGTTTATTAGCCTTAATCCAGAAGCAGAAGAAAAGTATGAGTGGATTAATCAACTAGCAGGCACACACATTGCCTTGCTAGAAGAAACCGACTTTGGTACCCATACTGATAGTCAAGTTGACAAAGTTGAATATATCCTTAACGGTAAAACAATTACTCGTATCAATGCCAGCGGCACTAATATTGGTCGCCTGGCTAAAGCATTCGGCAAGAACGCCATTGACGAGATTATTAGTGTTCCATACTGCATGGTAGAACAGGACCCTAGTATTCCTAATGTAGTAGTGCGTCGATTCTACAATATGTTGTTTAATCCTAAAATGAACAAACTATTGGAAGACTTTGACAATGATGTATTGCCTAACATTAATAAGATCCTTGAAAAGGCTCGTTCGCAGGAAAAGTTTATTGCCGCAGTATTCCAAGACTTGTTAGGATATCAACCTATCTACGGAATGAACTTGAGCCAAGCCGCAGGTGAGATTATCAATCATCTTATGTTGTTTGTTAATATCTCTAAGAAGTCAATGGAATCATTGGCAGAAATTATTGAGAAATATTGCGAAGAACACAAAGTGCTAATTCTCAACGGAGATTATACTGATAATAAAGAAGCAGAAGGCCTTACCAAAGAAGAATTGGTCCGATTGCAAAACGGTTACTATCCAGGTCGTGATAAACTGTTAGTGATCACTAATATGATGGGTACTCGCAGTTATAGTATTCCTGAGATCCAGGCATGCCTGTTTATGCAAGAAGGAGGCGATGTTTATCCTTACATGCAAAAGTATAGCCGTTGCCTTACTCCTGGATACGGTAAGAAATTCGGTCACATCTTTGACTTTGCCTTTGACCAAAGTAAGACTCGCAATTCTGTAATGAGTGTGGCAGTAGAAGCGGCATTGTTAATCCGCCAGAAGGGCAAGACTTATCCTGAAGCTGTTCGTGAGGTAATGAACAGTGTTAACATTAAGGACATGATTTCTGGTCAATGGATGGATGCCGACACAATTATTAAAGAGTTCGAGGATAACAACAAGCTATTAGAAATTGCCAATGCTCATACTCGTATTACTATTGAAGATCTTACTTCTGAAGAAATCGAAGCTTTTGGTGAATTGGCTAAACGCTCTTCTGGTAGTAAAGCAGAAAAGTCTAAAATTGACAAAATTGTTGCTACCGGTAAAACATTTGATTCTGGAAAATCTGCTACAGGCAAAGTAAAAAAAGATCCTCTTAAGGCAGTGGTTGAAAAAGCTGTACGTATGATTAACGGAAGTGCTACGACGGTTCTAGCATTGAGTAATTATCAAGGTGAAAGTTTTTTAGAATGTGTAGATCTCATTGAAAACAATACAGAAATGTACAAGGAATTCGTAGAATTATACGGTGTTGGTCCAGATACAATTAAACGTCTTGCACATCGGTTAGAAATTTCTACGTTAGACATGATTGTGCGTATGAGTAAATATAACACAACACAGAAACATATTGAAAATAACGCACTGGCTATTCTTAAGGATGACGCAAAACTTTGGTTTGAAATTTTTGGCAATCGAGAACTAAAAAGATTTATTAAGAGTAAGCATTGTAAACATATTCTTGTAGTAGCTGGCGGCCACGGGTCAGAAGTAGATGTACTAGTAGATATGTTTGGAATTGATATTATAGACAAGATTGTGTATAATGACAAGTATAGTTTTCTCTGTAATCAGATTAAACGGAAATACCCTGGCATTGTAGTGATGCAAGGGGACTTTACAGAAATGGAATTTGATATGAAATTTGATGTGATAGTAGGTAACCCCCCTTATCAAGGTAATAACGATAAAGGAACAAAACAACCAAAAAGCCATAACCTGTGGAGCAAATTTGCAGAAAAGGGTATTGAGTTGTTAAATCCAAATGGGTTTATTGCGTTTGTAACTCCTGACAGTTGGATGAGTCCGAACAGTCAACTTCTGAAGATGTTTAAAGATAATTCTCTTATTTGGGTCGACACCGAAGTAGGAAAATATTTTACCGTTGGTAGCAGTTTTACAGCCTGGTGTGTACAAAAAAATAAAAACACGCAAACTGCTGTGATTGACGGTCTTACAGTAGACATTACTAAACTTCAGTATTTGCCAAGAAATTTTGCAAAGACATTTCCTATGCACGACAAAGTTATTAATTCAACTCATCCTAAGTTGGATATACTTTGCGATACATCTTGCCACAGTGACCACAAGCACAATAATTTCTCTGACACTCAAGATACAACTTACAAATATGTAACATTCCACACAAATGCACAGACAAAGTTTTGCAAAAAACAATCAAAGGATTTTTTAAAGTCTAAAATTGTTTGGACTACTAGTGGATATTTTAAACCTTTTTTTAGTGCAGGTAATCTTGGCACCTCAGAAGTGTGTCAATACATACTAGCAGACTCTGCAGAGGCACAAAATATTTTAAGTTATCTCGATAGTAAACTTTATAAATTTATTGTTAATACTGGTAAGTGGAGCGGATTCCTTAATGGAAAAGTTCTATCATCATTGCCTAAACTTGCTAGTAAAATTTGGACAGACCAAGAACTTTACCAACATTTTGGTCTTACCCAAGAAGAAATTGATTATGTTGAAGCCAACGTTAAGTGAAGTAGTTGACCACATTCGTAATCGCACCTATATGGGTGGAGTAGAGCGGGACCAATTAAGAGTAAAGGTGACGGGTGAGGTCTTTACCCCAACTCCATTAGTGCAGGAAATTTTAGAGAAGTTACCATTGGGGCAGTTTACGGACCCAACTAAAACTTTTCTAGATCCAAGTTGTGGTGATGGGCAATTCCTAGGTGAGGTTATCATTCGTAAGATGGAGAATGGTTCAACCTTTGAACAAGCCTTATCTACTACATACGGCGTTGACTTAATGATCGATAACGTAGACTTATGTCGTGAAAGGATATTATGTGGGCAAGAACATTTACGGCATGTTGTAGAAAAAAATATACAATGCCGTGACGGTCTTAAATTTGGTTACAACTTTGCTCCAATGGGTAAGGCTCGAAGAAACACCGAAGAAAAAGCTAGAGCAAAACAACAAAGATTAAAAGCCAAACAAGAAAAACTAGCCAAACAAGAAGAAATCAAAAAGAAAAAAGAAGCCCAACAAAAAAAGTTGTTTGGTGAAGTACTAATCTAACT